AATGCTCTTCCCATAAACAATATTATTTGCATTTAAATTCCCGTCCCCCTTAATGGTCTGTGCCCCGGCCAGAAACTGGTTAGCCGCAATAACCTGGTTAGAGGTCCCTGGCGTGTAGGTCTTAGCGGCTATTTCCGCCATGATTCCCGTCAATGGATTTCCGTCTTTATCTACAATCACTTTCCCCTTGCGTACATCCGATGCCGCTGCTGTTATCACATCCAGGTCAGCTCCATCACCGCCCCCAGGTATCCATATCTTACCCATTACTGCTCCTTTCCAAGACCGTTAGTATCTCTGCCTTCTCGCCTTTTGTCAGGTTCCTGTAACCCTCCAGGATGTCTGCCGGTTCCTCTCCCTGATTCTTCCGAATCTGCAAGGCCCGGATGATGATATTTCTTTGGATACCGCTTATCATGACATCACACCTCCTATCACGTCTGCCAATGCAATAGTCAGCTCCGCATTTTCCTGCTGGAGCTGCTTTACCTGCTGTTCTTGAGTGGGTATATATTCAATAGGTGTCACTCCATCAGCCTTATAAAACATGCCGTCAATGTACTTATCCCCTATCTCACAGGGATATTGCAGGCATTCCACCGCTATAGCATCGTTTCCGTATACTGCTCTTGCTACTCTGTTTGCGTCTTCATAATTAAATGCCACACAAACATTCTGTATTGTTTCATCATATATCATCGCAAAAACTTCATGTGCTACCATTTATTTCTCCTATTTTAATAAAAGTTGATTAATACAATTCCAGAACCACCGTAAGCAGGATTATAGGTCCCCCATTCAGACGACGGTCTACCTCCTCCACCTCCTCCAGTGTTAGCAGAACCATTTACGGCATAGACAACCTGTGTATTCCAATCATAACCAGTCCATCCGCCTCCGGTTCCACCTCCGCCAGAACCACCCGAACCACCTAAGCCGAAATACCGTACGGTATCACCTTCGTTATTTCTCTTTGAATAACCATGACTTCCTCCGCCGCCTCCTCCAGAGTATAGCGTCCCTGTAGGGCTTCCCCATGCTCTTGTAGTCGTACCCTGACCGCTTCCAGCAAAGAAATTACCTCTTGTTGCATTCGTTCCGTTACTACCATCTGAACCGCCGCTTTTACCTCCGATTAAATCCATTGAGCCACCGCCAGAACCACCCGAACCGCCTACATCTCCATAGTTTCCACCGGCACCGTTTCCTCCACCAGCTGATATTTGAATTGAGCCATTCCTGCTGACCGAGGATGTTCCACCTGCACTGTAATGCCCTCCACCATTTCCTACAGAAATTGCAAGAGTATCACCACTTGCAATGGTAATGCTATTTTTTATGGCAGTCCTGCCGCCAGCCCCTCCTGCGTAACCTCCTCCTCCACCTCCTCCAACTAAAAAAACATCCATCCTTGTGAATCCTTGCACCATATAGGTTGTCGTTCCAGTAAAAGTTTGTGTAATAGAACCACTCGTAGTTGTATAACTATTGATTATATTACCTGTCATTTCACCAGTGCTGCATGTGACATATGGATATATACTGAAATAATAAGTTGTGTTAAGATTTGGCATGTCGAGGAATTGCTGCGACTGGCCTTCTGATGCCGTGTTGTTCCCCGCCCCTTTATAAATCTGTACTCCACCCGTCTTACCCGGGTATCCACTGGTGGAATAACGGATATACACTCCACTGTAAGGTTTCCCTGCTGCCGCCTTTGGATTCTGCCACTTTGCCAGTACCCTACGGCCAGAATAGGCGGCTACGCTAAAAGACAGTAAACTGTTAACCGTCATTCGTCCCGTTCCAGGCTCGTCATTACTGTCCGATGTGACCGCAGTCTCCCCAGCCAGCACATGGTCCAGCGTGGCTGTGCACTCGTCACTTCCGGTTCCGCCTCCGCCTCCGCCCGTCATCAATATATCACCCATTTGTCTTTACACTCCTTTCAAGCCTACGGTCATGTCAATCGTGGGCTTCTTATTGTAGCATTTAAATGTTGCCTGCCCATCTGCCGTGTCCCCATCGTCAATCATTCCAAATGCCTTGTTATACGATTTCACCTGTTCCGGCGTTGCCCCATCTGCAATCACCTTTACCAGTATGGGGTTGTCCTCTGTTGTCAGCCCCTCCACCAGCACGGTCTGGGTATATGGGGCTTCAGCAGACCAGTCCGAGGCCAGAATAGAGACCGGGATGATTATTCCTGCCCGTTCCGTCCTTTTTTTTAAATAGTTATCATTATCCAACAACTTCTGATACCGTGGGTTGAATGTATCTGGCGCCCCACGGTCCTGATTTGTTATCTGCGCCATCGTCCCAGAAAATTCCGGGGCTTCTGTGATTGGGAAATCTGCCATCCTGCACCTCCTTTAAAATACCTCGTCCATATCAAAAATGAACTCCATGTCATCATCCTTGCCTTTTGGCAGGAACGTCTTATATGCAATCAGGTCCCCGTCCGAATCAAATAGCCCCTGTTCGGATATATTCTGATTAGCCAGCTCCGCTTTACCCAGTCGTACCGTGTATCGGCAGGTGGTCTCCTTATCATCCGTATAGATGTGGCTGCCAATATCCTTCTTAAGCAGTTCCGCCTTAAGAACCGTCTCAGTTCCGGTTGGTTCAATAACATTCCCATCCGCATCCACACCACCAGATCCAAAGGCCATCTGGGTGATTGCTGGCAGTGTCTGGTCCCCTGCATGTGACCTGCACAGCTTCTTACGTCCTATCTCTGTGATTACTCCTTGTGCCATATTGTCTTACCATCCTTTCATAGTTCATATTCAAAAATCTCTGCGTCTAATAATTTGGTTCCGTTCAGCAGGTAAGTCCCATCAAGATACCACAAGTCTTTCTCGACAGTCAGCTTGCACATCATCTCAGGCCCGGTAGATATCTGCTGTAATATCCCGGATACGGAAACTATGGAGGCATTTACCTCTCCGTCGCTATGCAGCGTCAGTACTTCCTGCATTTTTTGGTACACTGTCGCGTCAGTCTGACAGACAGTTCGCACCTCTGTATCTACTGGGACTGCAGTGTGGCCTCTGAGCCATTGCTGCACTCCCATTCTGGTCCCTGTCGGCATGGATGACCACAGCAGTAATGCAGTGTGGACCTTTATCTCCTCAAATATTTCTGATATCATACCAACTGCTCTGCCATCTACTACATTCCTGGCCGATAGGTTACCCCTTATTAACATCCCAAAGGGATACAGGTCCAGTCCCGCTGTCTTCTTGTACCCATTGAGTAAATAAGTCCCATCCAACTTCCACGTTCCATCCAGGTACAAGAACTCACGGTTATATCGGGCATAGAAATTGGAGGTCAATTCCAACCTACCTGATGTAGCTGTATTGACCGGTATCACTATCGGATACAGACCAGCAAAAATGAGCAGCAGATTGGCTGGTATCATCTGCCGTGTCATATCCCGAAGTTCCTGTAATACGCGACATGGCTGTTCAACAATCCACAACTCCAACTCATACGTCTTGTCGCTCACTCGTAATATGTACCCATCGTTCCCCACGATTACCGCCAGGCGCTCCTTAAGGCGGGGAAGTGTATAGGGAAGCTGTTGGTTCCATTTGAGCGAAACTGCCGCCCTGCGTTCTTCCAGCGTGTCTCCCGAATATGGTTTTAGCCCCAACATCAGCTCATATCGCTTAATCCCCTGAATTGTGGCATCAGGAATTAGGCTGTCCTTCCATAGCGTATCCATATCTCCATACAACTGCTTCAACTCACCTTCCTGAGCCCCATAGAGTTGTCTGAATTCCTTCACTTCCCGCAGGAAATCCGGGACATACCTGGCTAAATCCAGCGCCCGGCCTGGCTGCCCCCTCTTATCATCCACTTACATCCCCCCTTATCGCGATTGAACTGGAAGAGAGTACATGATTGCCAGGACTTCCATTAATCTTTGTGTCATAGACATCCACGATACCTTCGATGTCCAACAAGCGTCCCTCAATTCGTGACACCCTCACAACTGTCTGAACATCATCCTGCCAAGCCATGTTCAGTTCATGAAGATATGTATCAATTGCCTGGAAAATATCCTCTCTGCATCTCTCAAAGCTGTAGCCCGCCTGATAGACAATATTGGACATAAGGGAAATCCGCTCCTCTACCGCTCCCTCTACGGTAACCGTGTGTCCAATGGGTGCCAGGCCATATCCTGCACCTGTATTCGAATCTGGATCAATCACATCCTTTACCGCCTGGATTAGTTCATTCGACGGGATTCCATATTCCGAGTTAATGATTACCAGCTTAACGGTCCCTCCTCCATCCCAGGCCGGATACACCTTGACACCTCCCACGCCAGAAATGCCATTCACCTTTTCACGATAATCCGCTATATTTCCACCAAATGCCTGTGAATGCAGACTGTCAAAATAACGGTGCCGGAACTGCTCCGTCCCTTCCTCGTCCTCTCCCGGAATCAGCAATTCTGTTAGTTCTGCCCGTGACAGTCCTCTGATATACTCAATCGGTATGAGCGTCCCAAACAGCGTGTTCCCTGCTGTACCTATAGTCTCACACTGCATTTTATACTGCCCCTTAGCAATACGTTCGACTGCTACATAGTTCAATGTCTCCAACGAAAAACGGCTGCCAATGGGGATATCCAAGTCAAATTCACCTTTTAGTACTGCATATGTGGCCTCTTTCGGATGCAAGCCACGCTCTGATGCTCGCTTGATTAAATACTCACGGCTAGCCGTATCCGCGAACAATTCATTCAATACTGCATGTAATTCTGTGTACATCAATTGGATTTCCACCGCGGCCGGAGCCAATGCATCATAGACGATTGACCCTTCCCTTTTGTCAACATCACTTGGAACCCGGTCCAGCATACGCTTCAAGATTTCCTCATATGTTACATCTTCATACATTTACTGACACCTCCTTTTCAGCTACAAACACTCCCACATCACTGGAAACTGTAAAGGTTACAATGACTTGATTTTTATATCGTGTAAAAGAAAAAGCCCCGACACTCCGTATCCGGTCGTCCTGCATCAGTGCTTCCTTAATCCGCTTTTTAATCTTAGACTCCAACACGCCCATTGACCCGCCATATAAGTCTGTGAACTCCCTACCATAATTCCAGCTGTAAACGATGTGTTCAAACCGCTCCGTATTCAGAATACAGAACACGGACTGCTTTACAGCCTCTATCCCGTCCACATTCCCTATCACCCTCCCATCCTTTAACCTATATGTCTTTGACGGCTGTTTTCGGATAGTAAAATCCGCTCTTAAAATATCTCCTGTCGTTGGCAGCATCACGCGCCTCCTTCCTAATACCGGTCTATCAAAAGGTACTGCTGCGCCCCTCGTTTCTGTACCAATATAACCGCCTCCCCGGCTTTCAGAGCATTTTTCACCGTGACTGCAACATCACCCACTCCTGGAATTGACATCTGTTCCACATGGTCCGTCAGGTACCGCGGTATGATCAGCTGGCCGGCTGTGGCAGTTATCTTCTGGTCTATCTGCACTGCCACCGGAGACGTCCCCGTCACAGTTCCCAAGAGTATGCTGCACGGTTTTGCCGCCTCCTCCGCCTGCCGTGAAATATTTCTTAAGTTCTCAATCCAATCATTATCCACTTATTCCAGCTCCTTTCAATGTTAGGTCCATGGTATGAACACCCTTATCAATTGAATGCGTGACGGCTTCCACCAGCAGATAGTTCCTAAGCTGCATGTCTTTCACATCCAGGAACACGGGTATAAGGCATCCGGCCCGTACCTTGATATCCCCAAATGCTTTTTTGATGGATAGGCTTTTGGAGGGACGGTTGTACAGGCCCAAATACGTCTCTGCTATCTTCTGACCGTCCACTCCCTTGTCCAGGGACTCGCTCATCTGCAGGACACCCCACTTGTTGATATTCTCCGTGTGCTTGGTCATAAATACATCACGCTTCTTTGTATCATCATTTTCACGGAACAGCTTAATCTGGTTATAGGTATTCTTATCAATGCTGACTGTAAAGTCATAGTCTTGGGCCGTCTCGTCATCAATCATCACATTAAGCTTCATGTCCTCTACATTCCTGAGAGTAAGTTTCCCGACATCGTCATACAGCACGAACATCTTCCCTGTGGCCATCATGGTCAGGTCCAGGGCATTCAGGATAATATCAAACAGTGCCGTATCCGGCTCATTCCGGAAAGGTATCGGGTACCCAGTGTCCTCCAGGGTACCTGTCCGTAGATTGAAGTCCCCAGCAATCATCTGGATAACCTCACCCGCTGTCTTATTCTCATAATTGTAGCTGTCCTTATTCTTAAGGTACCGGAGCTGGTCATAGGCCGTGACCTTGACCTCCCCATCACTGCCCCAGCTCCGCTCAAAGATAAAGCCGAAGAACGTGGGATTCCCATTCACATCCAGCCGGACGGCGTTCCCCTCTTCGATTTTCAGTTTCCCATCTGATATAATAGAGAAGGAGCATTTCCCTGGCTGCCCCTTGCGTTGGGTCTCCCAGGTTATGCTCCCTTTCACTGCCGGCTCATAGACGGTCTGTCCGTTTTGTATATATACATGCACATTCATTGTCTCAACTCCTTATGGCATCACCAGCACCAGGCCAGGGTGAATTAAGTTTGGGTTACTAATCTTATCCAGGTTTAAATTATGAATCTCCTTCCACCGGCTTCCATCCCCCAGCTGCTTCTTTGCAATGTTCCACAGGCAGTCCCCAGATTTTACGGTATACGTTTTGGCCTGCGGCTGCTCAGCCGGGCGATTCTCCTCCGGTGTTTCAGCCGTTGGAGTCGCCTGATCTTCTATAATAGTAAAATTCATTATTTTCGTCCCATAATGCCTGGCCTCCTTCATGGTGATGGATACCACCAAATCCAGGCCCTCCTTCACATCATCCGACACCTTGTAGTCCTCCAGGGTCACATCCATGTTGGTGTCGAAGGAATCTCGGACGACGATGAACTCAAAGGCGTCCCCACTCTCCTTAAGGCCCTGTAAGCGGCTGATGAACTCCTCCGCATCTTCCACACTCCCGTCCCACATGGCACATGGATAGTCCATCTGGGGCAGGACCACGTCAATGCTGATTTCCGCAAGGCCCGGAGGGCGGGTTATATTTATTTCCTCTCCGTTAATCAGAGTAGCCGTTTCATTCTGGCCCGGATACTTGATGGGTATTTTCTGTGGGGGGATGGGGAGGAGCATATCGTCTATGTACACTTCGTATGCCATCAGATATGCCCTCCTTCCGCTGCGGATGCCAGGAACTCACTGGTGAACATGGACAGCGCCCGGCCCATGTCGTCGAAGTCGGTTTTCTTGGTCAGGGTGTTGTTGTTCTTGACATCCACCTTGAGTTCGGCCAGGGTGAAACGGTTGATTACTTCCTGCTCAGCGGCGTCACGCATGTATTTTAAGTCCTCGTCCAGGACGTCCATGGAGTCGGCCATAGCTGCTGTATTGCCCGCTGTATTTCCAGTGTTGTTATATATACCTTCCATGGTGTCAGGAATTGTTGAGTTATCACCTATACCGTTAAATGTGTCTTTAATGCTGTCGAATGCTCCGCCCACCTTTTTTTCAAAACCTTCTCCAGCATGATACCCAACATTTATAGCATCACTATATGCTATTCTACCATTTAGTTCCGGTGCGTTCCTGTCAATTGTTATGGCAGTATTGCTCTTTCCCCATGAAATTACACTGTCCTGCAATGATGACAAACCAGATGTCCAATCTGTTCCAAATATAGCATCAATTATCTGCGTAACAACTTTTCCCAGTGATAAAAACCAAGATATAATTTGGCCTATTAAATTGGCCACTGCACCACCAAAGCTGTCAAAACCTCCGTTTGTTGCATTCAATACCCATTCAATTATACCGAGGAATGGCTCAACAAACGTTGACCATGCACTTTGTATGATAGCATTAAGGACACCAATGACCGTATTCCAAATAGCGGCTCCAGCGAAAGCAAAGGCAGCAAAGATTATTCCCGTTGCCGACACTGATGTTCCCGCAAGGTGGTTAATAGCTGCGACCGTTGCATAGAAAATAGCAATTAACGCAATGATGCTTATAATAATCCAAGTAATCGGGCAAGCAAGTAATGCTGCATTTAAACCTTGTTGTGCTGCTGTTTGCATAAATGTTGCTATTGCTGCTTGTGCGGACGCCCCGGCCTCCAATGCTTTAGCCCCCACATTTTTTATGGTAGTTAACCATCCAACCCCCATTGTTGCGTTATAAACAACCAGAGCCCCTATAATCCCCCATATAATAGGTTCAATCCAAGTCCAGTTATCTGATATCGCTCTGCCTATCATTCCCGCTACAAGGCCTATTCCGCCAAATATCCCCTGTATCTGACTTGCATCTCCCTGTAATCCTGCTGTAAAATCATTCATATGCCTGGTTACTACGTTTACAACGCTCCCAACCACTCCCGACAATCCCATATTTATGGTACGCCCCAGGGAGGCCAGGGCGCTTGTTGCATCATCATATTTGACATTGTTTAAGTCCTCCAAATTCTGAGTTGTCAGCTCCACCGAGCCATTGAGATTCGCCAGGGCCATAACTCCCTCATACCCCAAATCCTCCCACATAGTTCCAAAAAGGTTCACACCTGCAATGTTTCTTTTTATAGGGTCATCCATCCCGCTGATTGCATTAATCGTCTGTTGGAATGCCTGTTTGGCTGTTTCACCACCTTGTCCAAATGCTATCGCCATCTTGTTAGCATCTAGGCCAATTGCCTTAAAACCCTCTTGTGTGGTTTTACTTTCATCTATGGCACGTATTGAAAACTCCTTAATCGTATCCCCCAGTTTGTCAACCGAAAACGTACCGCTCTGAGCACCATTAATCAGCATATTAAACATATCAGTACTATCAAATCCCAATTTTTTAAACTGCACGGAGTACTCATTGATTGTATCCAGAAGGTCACCGTTCTTATCAAGCCCAGCCTGTACACCCTGTATAATCATGTCAAACGCCTGTGCACCAGATACGCCGAACTGCTTTTGCATCATTTCCGCAGTTCTCATGCTCTCAGTCACTTCATAACCAAATGTATCCCGGAGGAGTATACCTGCCCTGGTCATTTGCTCAAGCCCTGCGCCAGTGCGCCCTGTAATCTGGTAAACGGTTGACATACTCTGGGCCACATCCTCCAGGCTCTCTCCCATATTATCAGTATACAGATTTGTCATACTCTGTTTCGCTGCTTCAAGGGTTTCCCCCTGCATACCAGTCTGGGCCTGCAAAGTATTCCCTGCCACCCTTTTATCATTCGCACCGGACAGAATTTCCTTTGCCCCAACAGCAATTCCGGCCATTCCAAGCGTACCGGATATCTTTTCCCAGGTTTCTCTTAATCCGCCCGCCTCTTTCCTCCCCTGTGCTATACTCTGATTAAGTTTTTCTTCTCCTTTTCTGGCCCGTTCCATTGCCTCCTCAATCTGGTCAATATCTGCTTCCGCGCCATTAAGCTGCTTTCTTGCATCAAGCAGGCGGGCAGTATCAAAAGGCTGACTGGATGCCTTAGACATGTCTTCAAAAGATGATATGGCTATGTTCATAGCATTGGTAATCTTTCTTAACACAGGAGACATTCCATCATATAATTGAAGGGATGCTTGTATCGTTGCCATATTGTCACACTCCATTCCTAAAAATTTGTATAAAAAGAACGCCCCGAAGGACGTTCTGATTATTCTAGCTTATTTGCTTCTTATATTCTTCTAACTGCTCCCGTAAGGCCATCAGTTCCTTGACTACGTCATCATAAGTCTGCAACATCTTCTCATACTGTTCCACGGGGATGGTTATTAATTTCTGCATACCGCGGCCTCCTTTTTTCCATCTTCCAAGCCAGCATAATATGCCCGATTGATTTTGATTGCTATGGCCTTAAATAATTCTCTGTCACCTTCATTGGGCTTCTTTAAAATCGCAACTTTACGGCATGCATATTCTTCTACATCTACTGGATATGTCATGAGCATGCCACCTCCCCACTTTTACCAAAGGTCATTGCCAACTGCTCATACGCTGGAATCCGTATAACATAATCCGGCACATTAATGCCAGCCTGGAGGAATATATCTCGTACTGCCATTGCAATTTCGTGGGGAGGAATACCCTCACTTTTCATAATGCGTTCAAAAAGACGGCCCGCATTTGTTGCACTCTCAATAGCCGCCGCCGATACTGGGTACTGACAAGTAGTGGTTACAGAGTATGTACCGGCTTCACGGAGAGCTGGAAGGACTTCGGATGTTACCCAATCAGTAAATCGTTCTGCTGATTCTTTCCTGCTTTGGAAAATCACCTTATATAAATTACTTTCATTAATGTAAAGCATTTGTTGTGTTCCTCCGGCTGTAAGGGTAGGAATACTATTCACACCCTTTTCGTTAAGCCTTTCTTTTACCTTAGATGGTTGGCTTAAATTCAATGCCTTACAAATATCTGACAGACAAAACATTGGCTTGTTGTCTACAACTACGGTTCTTACTTCTCCAAACTCTTCATTGTTAAAAATCTGTAATTCCTGCATTTCACTGCCTCCTAAAATATTTGACTTTTGGGAGGAAATAGGTTATTATAACCTATAGATATAGGTTTTACCTATTTCCACTGTTGAGTAAACACATTGCCGTCCAAAGCTTACTGTGTTTGCTCTTTTTTTGTTTCTAAATCTTTTTCAAGCAGCTGGCTAAGGTATTCCTTTATAGACATATCCATAATAACTGCTTGCATCTTTACTCTTTTGTGAAAATCATCTTCTAATTCAACAGCAATTCTTTTCACTTTTTTCATCACCTCCTTTAAAAACATTTGTATTTTCTGTATGTTTTTGTTACAATAAAAGTATAAAGTATGTTTTTGTGAAAGTCAATAGAATTTGTGGAATTATTTTTAAATTCCACATTTATTTACATTTTGAGGTGAATATATGAATATTAAAAATGATAAGTTTCTTTCTATCAAAAAAGAGGTTGGACAAAAGCTACTTTCCATTCGAAAGGAACTGGGGTACAACCAACAAAATGTTGCATCTGCCATCGGGATAAGTCGTGCTGCTTTAAGCTACTACGAAAAAGGTGAACGCTCTGTCGATATCGAAACACTTTATAAACTAGCCACTTTCTATAATATTTCCATAGACTATCTCTTTGGCTTAAAAGATTCTTCTTCTCCAGAGTATGACATATCTTCTATTAATGAGATGAAGGAACTGGGCTTATCTAGTGACGCCTTAGATAACATGTGGGGTAACCCTGATTTTGTAATGCTTATAAATGACTTAGCTACACATAAAGACTTCCAAGAATTAGAGGAACTAACATATCATTCCCGTTACACACATTATGAAAATATTGACAATGGCTATCGCTCATTTCTCACTAGCAAACTTCTTTATTCTATGATAGCAGAAATTTTCACACAGTGGTATTCAGATAATCCTAACAGGATTAGTGAATTATCCAAAGAAGAGAAGCAAAAATTAATAAACGATATTGAGGCTTACTTTAAAGATAGAAAAAGAGTGTCTATACTATATGAAACAGGCAAGTACCCTGAAGCCATAAAAGATGAAGCCGAACTCAATTCTAATCTTCGCATTTTATACTCTAAATTAAAAAAATATCTTTAAAACAATATCTTAGTAGCCATCCACCACTGAGTAGGTGGCTTTTCTTTTACCCCATAAATCATATTCCCCATCAAAAAAGCGAATATATTACGTGATATTACGTATTCTTTATTGACATACGTATTACTACGTGGTATAATGTAATCATGATAAGGAAAGGGGCTACCCAAAAAGATGCCAATGACGCCACGAGAGATGATAAAACTTCTCACAGAAAACGGTTTTAAGGAAATCCGCCAAAATGGTTCTCACAAATTCTTTGAAAATAAAGAAACAAATCGGCGGACCACCGTTCCTTGCCATGCCAAGGATTTAAAACCTGGAACCGAACAAAAAATTTTTAAAGACGCAGGGCTAAAATAACTTCCGCGCCAACCTTATATAAAAGGAGTGAAAAAATTATGAAACGATTATTCTATCCAGCAGTTTTTCAACCAGAAAATGAAGGTGGTTATTCCATCTTCTTTCCAGATGTACCGGGATGCAATACCGACTGTGATACCATGGATGAAGGTTATGAAATGGCCTTCGATGCTCTTGGCCTAATGCTCTCATACATGCTTGAACAAAAGGAAGAACTTCCAATGGCATCAAACCCCAATGATATTGAACTGGAAGGCAACCAATTTCTTGTAGTCATTGAGTTCAGCTTAGAGGCTTATCGAAAAAAGCATAATTCAAAAGCTGTGAAAAAAACCTTATCTATACCCGAATGGCTGAACGAAGAAGCTGTAGCCATGGGAATCAACTTTTCACAGGTTTTACAAGAAGCTCTTATTACCAAACTACAAGGCAGGCTGTGAGTTCTTAACAAAAAGCACCTGGATTTCTCCGGGTGCTCTTGTTGTAATGCTTTATAACTCTACTTTATTAACCTGTACTTTTATCATGGGCTTTAAAGTATCCACCAGTTTTGCACATCTACTTAAATTCGGAACTTCATCTCGCAATATAAATGTACGGAAAGCTCCTTGAGCATCTTCGTACGAAATAATTGCATAACACTTAACTTCCCGCTTAGTCTTTGTTTTAGGTGCCGCTCCGATAACCGCTCCACTAACACCAAATAATGCTGCACCCGCAATACCACCAGCCATACTACTTTTTAAGTATTGTTTCTCATCAATATCAAGCTGAAAATCTACATTGCGAACTTTGGCAATATTAAGCGTAAATTCATTACCTCCGCACACAATCACTAGACTGCTTGAATTTAATACTACAGTGCATTTACAATTTTCAGGTGCATTAAGTCCTCCAATATGGATAATACTATCATATCGACTTATTCCTTCTACTTTATCTTTCTGTTGCTGCTGTCGAACAACTTTTTTGGCTTTACTTGTTAATATCGCCATGTTAAAACAGAATACCACAAATGCAATTAATGCTCCCATCACCAAAGACAGGGCAATAATGGAGCCTATACTTTGGCCTGTTTTATTAATGCTGTTAAATGCGAATCCGATAATTAATGCTACTACTCCCCAAATGATAAAAAAAATCATACAACCGCCCTGTTTGTTTTTCATCCTTCTTTCCCCCATTTCCTTACTTTAAAAATATTATATCATTACCATATGACAAAATCTACCTCTTTCTTTTACTCTTAGTCTTCTGTGCCTCTTTCCTGTCATGCTCCAGCTTAGTTTCAACAGATGCAATCACGACAGCCTTTTCGTATCTATCCAGAGCCAGGAACTCATGTGGCCACTTATGCAGCTTATGGAGGCAATAGTAAGCAAGATTCGCTTCCATATCGCCCCCATCAATTAGTTTTTTACATCTTCAACCAGTTCTTCCATTGGCACATCGAATCCATTCACTTCCTGCACCCTCTCCAGATAATTAGCATATTCCCCCGCTGTCAACATAGCTTTCAAAAGCGTATCCGCCCCCATCACATGATAGGAGTCCTGGAGTTCTTTATCATTGAGATTCGGAAATACCGTACATTTAGATGCCAGTTTCCCCAGATACTGATTATAGTCTGTTTCCTGGGTATACTGTCCCTTTTTACCAACTACCGGCACCCTTTTAGTACACTCTCGTCTTAACGCCTCATCTTCGGTTGATGTGATGGACTGTATTTCCCATTCCATTGGCCTTCCTGCCTTATCCAGAAAGCGCCTTGATACCACATGCTTTACGTTTTCCGCCTTGACTGCATTCTGTGCTAAAAAACAGCTTAAATCTCCCATATTCTCTTATCCTCTCTTTCCTTATTGCATTACAAAAGGCCATCACATTTAAGGATGACCTTTTGTAAATTTTCTTTTATAGTTCCGTTCCTATACCATCGATACAAAGTCATGTATTTAATAGCATAAATTTCTGACAATTCTTTTAATGTACACACCATACTATTATATTCCACATAAATTGTATTTCTTTTATTTCCGTTCTGCGTTTTCATTGTAGCCCATCTGCAGTTTCCAGGCCAATAATCTCCATTTACATCTATTCTATCAATGGATAAGTCAGAACTATAACCGTTATTCATAGCCCAAAAATAAAAGGCTTCAAAATCATTTAACCATTCATTGCATACCTTAATTCCCCTTGCTCCATAGTATCTGAAATCGCTACAAGTTTTAAGATAACACCTTTCCACCATATGATGATAAATTCGATACAGCCTACTCTTTGACTTATTATGCGTCGTATTTCTATTCAGCATATATTCATGCTTATAGCAACCACAACTATTTACTCGGCCACTTCTTAAATCGGATGTACTTACTTCCACCATGTTTCCGCATTCACACTTGCACAGCCATATTTTGTGGCAGTATTGATCCCGATAGAGATACTCCTTTACATTTAATCGTCCATATTGCTGGTTTACCATATCGATAGGTTTATGCACTTATAACACAACCTTTCTCTTTGTTGATTAAAAAAAAATTATCTCATTCCCTGCAATTCTGTGAAGGTATTTGGCATCTCCCAGTCTTCGAAACTAAAATCCATGTCCTCGTCCAGATACTCCGCATCCGCATCGAACTTCGCCAAGATTCCGCCATCCACGTTACAGTCCTTCAGTATGATGGTCTGGCGGCCCACACTGGAAGTCGGGTCCTCATTGGTTATCTGGATGTCAAAATACACATCCTGCCCTGTCTCCTTGTATCTGTACAACAGTTCTCTGAAGACGCTGGTATTGTAGTGGAAGGTCGCGGAACCGCTCCCCTTCCATCCGGTTGTCTTATTCCCTTTGCCCGTCCTCCCCAGGATGGGGATTTCAGACTTTGTTTTCTCTATGCTGGCCTCCAGGTTAATGGTCTGCATAAAATTATAGCGGTTCCCTTCAATCGTAACAAAACACTCCGCCAGGGATGCGCTTACCGCATCCTTTGCATTCATTGACTGCATATATGTATCTCCTTTCTCAGCTAACCACTACTGTCATATATAATTGCGACATACAGTTAATCGGCGTCACCGGGCAATTCACCACAACAGACCGTTTGCTGTTCCCACGCTCTACCGTGATTTCTTTGGACTCCACATCCTCAATCGCCCGCAGCCTTGCCAGTTCTTTATTGTAGGTCACAATGTCATTCCAGAGGCTCACCCGGCCCGCATCATCATTTGGCATGATGCCCAGATACTTTGTATTGAACATGGATGCAATATCATTGCCAATCTGGTCCAGGACGCGCACAGTCTGATTATTCGAAAAATCTTCTTTCTTATCTTCTGTAAAGGTCACCAACGTGTTAATATCCATCAGGACTCGCACATCATCACCTACGCGATGGAACATGAATTTTCCTGAACGGACAGCCCTCGCAAGCTGTTCCTGCGTGTAATCCACATCCACCGTGAGTTCACCGTCGTATACGCGGTTCTCGTTGGTCTTGTTAACCGCACAGGCCGCCTGAACCCCGCAGGTCCAGTACACAAGCCCCTGCTCCTGCTCTGCTGCCTTGTTCTCCACGGATATGATTCCCTCATAGTCCGCATCAGCCATCCGGTACATCACTGTTTGGAACTTCACGCCGGCCTCGTCACGCATCCGCCTGGTATACTCCGTAAATACAGCCTTGACTGCATCATCCATGGATGGGCAGCACAATGTCTGGAACGTATGGGACTCCATCTTTGACAGGAACTGTGCATAGTCCTCTCCGTTCACCGCTTCCCCGTTCGTCCCACCAGTAAATGGGATTCCAGCCGTTGCTGCCAGAGTTGCATCCTTCTTGAACACAACATAAAGATTGTCCTTGAGCTCTGATGCCGCTGCCACGGTCTGACGGTCCACCTCCTTTTTATCGAGCATGGTTTTCACATCAAACTTCGTGCTGTCGTCCACATTGGCGCTGATGACCAGCATCAGGTCCTTGCCGCGTACACCACTGTATTTCGCCTGTCCATAATCACAAGCAGCCTTAACTCCTCCATTGAGCCGGTAAAAGATGCCCTTCGTCAGGTTCCTGAATAGCTCCCTGACCTGCCACATCTGCGGCGCATCTGCCGGATAGCCGAATATCTCCTGGCACCGCTCCTGGTAATCCTGGGCTGTCACAATGAAAGCCTCCTTTTCCGGCCCCCAGCCAAACTCCAGAGGGATTGCCGCCGTCCCGCGTTCTGAAAGTACCGCCACACTGCTGGCAGCACTCACAAAATTGATATAGGCCCCGGGAAGTATTTTATTCTGAGTCGTAAAGCTTCCACCTCCTAACATCTATTTCACCTTTCCTTTCATGAATTTATCTATTACTGCATCCACTTCTTTCAACGAATACTTCCTGCCATCTTCCAGCAGGGCACTCACCAGGTCCTTCTTTCCCTGGTAGCACTCCGCCTGCAGTAGTTCCTGTTTAAAAAATGTTGCTTCTCCCTGTTTTGTTTCTTTCAATTCCCAAACCTCCTTAACTGTGTGTTGGCCTCCAGCCCCTCCATTGATGCCTCCTGTGGCTCCGGTTTTATGACGAACATATTGTAACTGACAAAGAAGGTGAGTACACCATCCTCTGTCCTGTGACTGCGGCCGGTTCCCCGCAGCAGGCTGCCATCCTCTAATGTGATATACTCCAGCCCGTCCATGAGGATGTCCGCCGTACGGTTCATTTCCCGGGAGGGCTGGGGTGAATCGCCAGGAAGATACTGGATACACATAGCCGTCTCACGATAATATCTCTGACCAATCATCGGCTTTTCAGACGGTTCCAGAAACTGCACAAAAAAACAAGGCTCCTTAAGGCCCTGTTCTACCGCATCTGTGTAAATTTCATAACCATCGCCAAACAGTTCATTCAGCCGACTGGTAACAGCATCCATGATATCATTAAGCATCGAACACCTCCCTAAGTTTTGCTTCCAGCTTTTTCTCTATCAGCTTTGGCGCCAAGTCATTGATTTCTTTTTCCGATATGGTAAGCATGAATTTTCCCGGGACCCAGGACTTTTTTGCACTAACGCCTAAGGCTGGGATATAACGCCCTGGTGTCTGCCGATGGCCGTACTCTACATAAGAGGCGTATTCAGTCGGGTTGATTATCTCAATCTGGTAGTTATCTCCCATCTTCTGGATATCACCCGCCGTCCAACCGCGCCTTAATGTCCCTCCCTGGTACCCAGCCCAGTATTTCTGCTTTATAGCGCCATTCCTTGACAGGAAGGTCCTTATCTTACCATCGGCCCCCTTTACCTTTACTGACTTCGGTCCATCCAGCTTAGGGGCCTTACCTACCGGTGTCCTTTGCTTAACTTTCCTCAGCAGGCGAGATGCCAGTTCCTGGATGCAATCCCGGTTGAAGGCTTCCCGCTCCTGCTCCAGACGTTCTATCTGCTTTTGCAGCTTCTTTATTTCCCGAAAATCAAAACTTCCTCCCTTCGCCATTATGCATACTCCTTCCATATCTCCAGAAGAATCTCTTGGTGAGAGGAATATACCGCGGCCTTACCACTCTGGGCATAACTCTCGTTCCGGCCCTGCTGGGTGACCTCAATCCGGCTGCCCGGGGGAACCACAAGCTCCGGAGCCAGAAACAGCTTGATGGTCTGCGCCACAGCTGTAACCGTATCACTGCCAGTCGCCGGCGCCGTACTGGAGTAAGACAGATGGCAGGCTATACCATCCTGTACAAGGGTCTCCTCCTGCCTCGTCACCTTCGTCACAGGGTCCTTTACGGACTGCGTACCATAAATCCTGCATGTCCCATCATAAGTGTCCTCTATGGCCTTCCTGTGCATCCTCCGGGCCCGTTTGATTGCATCGTTTATCATTCTACCACCCCAGCTTCCTGTACCGGTTAAGCTGCCCCTGGTAATCCCTCAACACGCCGCCAGACAGTGCATCTGCCGCACTGATGAAACTGGTAGAAGTATCTCCTTCAGATATGGATACCACCGTGACCGGAGCATCTGCGTCACCGGGGCGGCCATAGCGGTACAGATCCATAGCCATCCGATAGGATGTATTAACAAGGCCTCCAGGTACTGCATCCAGGTTGCAGTAATTCCGGATTGTTTCTTCCACATCATCCATCACAAACTGCAGGGGAATGTCCTGGGACATGTCGTCCCCTGGTATTCCCAGCAGTCCCTTTAGTTTGTTAAGTTCCATAGCATCATCCCCTGGAGATAATCCGCGCAATCGGGATAGCCTTATGGTCAATCGCTTTAAGCCCGGCCCCAGTACCGCCATTGTTCACCAGTGTCCAGTTTTCTCCATTCGCCAGTTCTTCATTGGTCGGAGAAAGGGAAGCCTGGCGTTTCTTCGTGTAGGAGATTCCATATGGAGCATAACAGGCGCGGTCCCTGGTGTACAGAGTGGTCTCGCCTCCGTTGGTCTTCGGGTCTCGCTGCATCTCATTGGGAACCTCGGCACCGATTTTCTCAAAGTCAATAGCACCGTCTCCCAGAACATAGGTGGTGAACTTATCGTAGGCAGGAGCTGCCGGTATATATCCCTCCTGTCCTTCGGTCCCGCTCGCCTCCACTGCGTCCACATGCTCCACCGGCATGGAGTCATCCACAATCACAGCCCGGCCATTCCATGTCCCGATGGACAGGTCACGCTGGATTCCGTCCGCATCCGTATACTTCATATAGGACAGCAGCTTCATGTTCTCCAGATGTGTTGCCGTGGTGGAGTGCATGATGGCAATGGTGAATTTGGACTTGTTGTCCCCAGATGCCTTCTGGATTGCCGTATTCAGCGTAGTCGGCCCCACGCAGCTTAATTGGTTTCCCTCCTTGTCCTCACCGGTTACCGCAGTAATATCATAGGTGTGTCCGTTAACGAATTCCAGATTTTTGGCTCCGGTCATGGCGAAGATACCTTTCAGTACCGCCAGCAGCACATCCTGGTATACATCATCCCACCAGCCGGATACCTGCTGGGCCACGTTGTCCATAAAGTCCACTCCTCCAGTGATATCCGCAGAGAAGTCATCCTCGGTCCAGGCCTTGGAACGGCCCCATACCACTACACTGCGCTCAAACGTGGTTGTCCTTTCAGCGGTGATATCCGTCTTTCCATCATAGTTAAGGGCGTTGCCTTCCAGCAGGCCTTTCATGGGCAGGGTCGCGTAGGAGGTGCCTGTCTGGGAGCTGAATGCCTGCCGGATCTGTTCATTCCCCTTAATTGCCCTTGACTTAATCAGTTCATTCTTCTTTGTCTTCGGAATCCGGTCCACGTACTTTCCAAATGCCTCCGGATTAAATGTTTTCTCGTTAAATTTTGCCATGTCTTACATCATCCTTTCTTTGTCTTATTCAATGGTTGCGCCTGGGTTAGCCTCCAGGTATTTGCACATCTCGCTGTAGGTCATTTCAGACGGCTTCTTATCTGCCGGCGGCGTTCCTTTGCTTTCTGCCGGCTTCCCGCCTTTAATCTGCTGGCCCGGGCCCTTATCTTCCTTGAACAGGAATGCCTTGTCTTTCTTGATGGCCTTCAGCTGCTCATCCAGGCCGGATACTTTTCCGCCATCTGACAGCATCAGCTTACCCTTATCAAACAGGCCGGCCACCAAGTCCGCATCATGGGCGCTGTCTCCCAAAGCCAGCTTGATGGCAGTAGACAGCTTCAGCTCTTTCATGTCTGCATCGTACTTCTCTTTTGCGGTCTTGTTCTCTGCCTGTAGGGTTTCAATCTGTTTCTGGAGCTCCTCGCTGCTGCCACTAGCCTTCTTCAGTTCCTCCAGCTGCTTATCCCTGGCCTTGATATCCTTTTCCAGGCCGGCTTTGGCCGTATTGGCTGCTTCCAGGTCCGCTTTAGGGACATATCCCTCCAGCTCCTTCTTTGATTCCTGCTCCGCCCTGGCCGCCAGCTCTTCGCTGATACCCAGAGCTACAAAATCTTCTTTTTTCATAGTCTCTTCCTTTCTTTTGGCGTAAAAATAACACCCGGGATAGTCCCGCGTGTTTAACTCTACTCTGCTTTTTTCTTAAATCTGAATTTCTCTGCGCTGCCCCTCGCCCGGAGAAGTATTCCTTCAGGGCCTAAAAACGTCACCACCAGGATATCCTGGCATTCTCCAATTCCCTTGTCCCCTAATCGCAAGACCTCACACACATCAATATCCACAACATCTTCAATCAGTTCGCCATTGAAATAGATATGGTAGTCCTCTTTGCTTATATACATAACACTCCTTCCCGTTGCGATATCGCAACAAATAAAATACCACCGGCCATTGCTGGTTGGTGGTATCAATCCTCCATACTTTCATATCCGCTTGTTATCATGGCAAGCATTTCCGTATACTGCATCAGCTTCTGTTTTTCAGATTCCGGATTATCCGATTTTAGAAAGGCAGATACCTTTGTTTTGAGATCGAACCATCCTTCCTTGTTTTTTGGCTGGTTGTAACATAGGCAATAAAACAGTCGGTCACCTTCCGAATTACTATGCTTTAACTCTTCCCTTATTTTCTTCTGGTTCTTAATCTCCCCTAATAACAATTGAAGCTTATCATCCAACATCCCCACCCCCCAGCTTGCCAACATAATCCATGATTGCCGCAGCCTCATCAACGGATACCTTCTCATTATGGATTATACTCCCATTCCCCTTATCCTGCAACCAGCTGAACCGTTCTGTCATCGGGTGCTTGAAAAGTTCCTTCGCAAATTCCATATCGGACTCATATAGGCCTAATCCATTGTTCAGGTTCCGTAGGATTTCAACCGTGTCCGTATAGCCAGGAATATGGGCTATTCCCATCTTTTCCGCAATCTCCTGGGTCAATAGTTCCACACTTGCTTCCTCTATACCCTGATGTGCGATATAATCCGCCGGGCTATGGTAACTGGCAGAGCAGGAATGCAGTAACTCATGGAGCATTATCCCATCCGGCACATCATCCCTTACGATGATGTCACAGTTCCACTCTTTTATGCCCGAACAGCATTCCTGTTCACATCGTTCATTATCTGCCTTGACTTTCCCACTCCATCTGCTTTTCCGTGGAGAGTATTTTTCTACCTCCGTCCTCAGTGATATGCACCGCTTTTCCATCTGTCCAGAAGTCCTCTTCATCTCGAATGCCCCTGCTTTCTCAGACTTGGGGACATACCGCTTTTCCCACTCTCTATATTTCATGTCTGCCGGCACGTAATATGTCTTCCCATCCCCATCCCTGGCAGCCCGTCCCTCGTCGGCCGTGAACTCATCATCAAAATACGGCACCGTAGTGGACCTGCAATTGGGGTGGAAAGGCGGTGCTGTAACGCCCACCTTGTAATCCTTCATGTCAAAGACCTGCCCATCCATATCCCGGCAGATATCCGACGTATGGCCGTCCAATGTTGCCAAAATCTCATATTTCTCCATCCCCAGCTCCTTTAGGCAGTCTTTCTGGGCCGTGGATGAGATGGCCGCGGATTCCGTCATAATCAGGCGCCCGGCCTGGCTCCGGCTGACTTCCATGGTCTTTGACAGACTGTCTATCGCTTTCTGCGGTGAGGCCCCGCGGATGATGTTCTGGGTCAGCTCCGTGTGCAGGTTCCGGACCAGCTTGTCCTTATTGATCCATATTCGGTCTGAAAAGTCAGCTCCATCCTGCGCCCAGGGCCGCTTGATAATGGTATCCACCCTTTTTGTATCCAGCTGGGCGATATTCGTCCCAATACCGGTACCCCTCGCCATCTCAAAGGCTGTGTGGCGGTATTGTTCCCCGTAGGCCTTATGCAGGTAATCCGTCATACCTCCCTCAAACTCCGTTGATAACAGCTCCGCATGCTGCTGCATCTGGAGCTTCATTGCTTCCAGGTGGGATATATGGTGGCGGGCGGATGCGTTTTCCAGTTCCTTCATCCAGCGCTGGTCAACCGCACTTTCCTCACCGGCCTTTATGTATTCCTCAACGGTCCATTTAAATTCTTCCAGTTCATTCTTCTTAAGCAGCCTCTTGGCGCCGGCATAGCTGATATCATTATTATCAGCCAGACGCTGGTACCACCGGCCAATGTCCATCTGGATACTGTTGGTGGCTCTTGTGTACTGTCGCTGGACATCCTTGTAATAGGCTGCGCTCCGCTGGTACTGGCTGT